TACAGGATATGCCTGCGTAAACTGCCGAAAAATGGAAGAACTGGTTTGGTCAGATCCTAAAGTTCTTGGAGTTCTGAACAATGATGTGGTTTTGATTTCGCTTTATGTAGACGATAAAAAAGAGCTTCCAGAAAACGAACAATATGTTTCTGAAACAACAGGAAAAAAGATTAAAACCATTGGTAATAAATGGAGCGATTTACAGATTAAAACCTACAAAGCAAATGCACAGCCGTTTTATGTCATTGTAGATCATAGTAGCGCGAATTTGACAGAGCCGTCAGCTTATAATCCGAATATTGAGGAGTATTTCAATTGGCTTCAAATCGGAATTAAGAACTTTAAGAAGTAAATAAAAAAACCTCCAAAATCAATTCGAATTTGGAGGTTTTTGTTTTAGTTAACTTTAGTTACGGAGTATTGAACCCAACCACTTTCGGCTTTTTCATAAATTAATCCTCCTCCTGATATTCCGGTGCAATGAACTCTAAAACCAATTCCTGCATTTGGATAACTTGTATTTAAGTAACTTAGTGATAATGGTACAGTATTGGGATTATTAGTCGCAATATCACTAGTTAAAGCAATTGTACCATTTTTGTCAGGAAGCTGATAATTTCGATCTGCAGTTAAGGTATTGGTTCTAATTTTAGCTGAAGCAGAATAAGAAGCTTGAATATAGATAGCAGCTTCAGAGGGAATTAATTGTATTTGTTTGTCTTCATATGAAGCACCTACGTAATCGTTACTTAATGAAGCACCAAACTGTTTTCCATTTTTTATTCCAGAAATTATTACACCTGTAGGATAAAAACTTAATGTTGAGTTGTAACCAGCAAAACCCTCACGAAATTCTATCTTGTTTCCATATTGATCGGTGTATTTTGTTCCATTTTCAACAATTTTTTGTAGATTTATTTGGTCTTCTGTAGCCAATTTATAATCACCTGCCGAATTTTTTGAAGGAATAAGTATGTTTACATTAGAAGATGAGTGAGCTGTATCAAACTTCAAGGTATTATATCCAAAGCCGGTTTGTTTATTTCTTAGAGAAAAAACACCATTATCGATAGAAAATGTAGTTACATCGCTGCCTTTCGCACCAGATAAAACTACTTTTGATGTGTCATTCTTTGCATACAAAAGAATATCTGTTTCACAAGTTCCATCTTCTAAGAAAGCTTCACCATTATTTTTTAAAATATCTTCTAAACCTTGACTTCCTATGCCGGATACTGAAATATTTCCTGTTTTGTCTGCACCTATGCCATTGACTGTCAAAGGAAGGAAATGGTCTCCGTTATTTTGAGGAAGAGTGACCTTTGTGTCAAAAGATTCAGTTAAAGAATTGTCCTGAGCATGGTTAAAAGAAAACGTATTTGCATGACCTGTTCCGTCAGCTCCAGCTCTATTTCTAAAAGATAAGCTGTTAACTCTCAAAATGTTTGAAAAATCATTATTCATTCCGTCAATAATGCTTATTTCGTGTGGTGATATAGAAGAAGTTGCTACTAAATCTGGCGCATGCGTCTGATCCTGTGTCTGGATTAGCATAGGGCCAATTGCTGATGCTCCTATCTGACCAGCTCCGCCTTCTGGAGAGTATCGCCAGACAGTGGCCTTATCAGTAGCTGTAAATCCTGCACCTAAAATTTGGTCAAACGTAGGTGTTGATCCTCCAGTGGAAATTTCTACATTACCATTTGCATCAGCCTTCGCACCATTAACTGAGGTAACCAGGGTTCTAGGCTCTATGTCTAAATCTGATAAAGGAAAATAGTAAGTATCTGAATTTACCTCTAAAGGATTCTGCATAAGTTGTGCTCCTGCACCACCATCTTTTCCCAAAATTAAAACGCTATACTTCTTATTATCTGAATCAATCGTTGTGACTAGACTGGCTATACTTTGCCATGATTCCCATTCTGAAACCCAGTGTGATAGATTAATCCCATTTTGATAAATAGTAGTCTCTTCATTATTTACGTTACCTGCCCCTTTAAATTTTACAGATATAGCCGAAGGTTCAATAATTGCTTCGTTATTGTATTCAGGAAATCCTCCTGTTTTTATAATTATCTTAGGCGGAGAGTCACTTTCTGGTGTTGATTCTAGTTCAAACCCAAGATCAGACTTGTTTCCGTTAGTTAGGATAGTTTGTAAATCCTTAGAATCTCCTGGTGTCTCAAACTCGCTTCTTGACACAAATTTTATTGTCTTATCAGTGCCTCGTACAAGTACATCGTCTTCATTACTGCCTTCATTTACGGTTTCTAACTTTAGCGGTTTATTAATTATTTGATTTTTAGGTTTTGCGACTTGTTTAGACTCTTTTTCGAGAGTTTTATTACTATTGTTTTTTGTCATTTTGATTGTTTTTTAAATTGATATAATTTAAGTTGATTGGCATTTGGCAATTAAGAATAATGTGTTTGCAGGAGTTATTTTTCCATATGATATTTAGGATCTATAGTAATGAGGAATTTTTTAAATAACTGGATTAATCTGCTTCTTATGGATTTAAGAATTAGTGTCATGGCATCGAAATTTTCAACTTCTTTTTTGGTTTTTATCGCAATTATATTGCTGATGATTGAAATTCCATCACTAACAATTAGTAAATCCATGACAATGGTGACAAACCATTTAAAGTTATAGTTAAGTCCTTTGCTCATTAATGCTAAAGCGGTTGGGATTAGTAAAACGGCTAATTTGGATACAAATCCTAAAGCTAATTTTTTAAAGCTAAAGGAATTGTTTAATACTATGGTTTTAATTATGCCCAGAAAAGTATCCATCACCATTAAGTAAAAAAGTATTTTAACAATTTCTACATCCATTTCTAAGTACATAAAAATTCCATAAAGGAATAATTTTAGTTCATTTGAATATTCTGAGATTTTAGGCATCATAGTTTTTTGTTTTTTGGTCTTTTATTAAAGAATTTTAAGTAGGATCAAAATCAATGCTTTCATTGATAATGCATTGTTTTTCTCGTTTTTTCATAAGTTGTTGATTGTGGTTTTTCTAACGATGCCAAAGTGATTTGTAGAGCAAGGCATTATTAAACTGTCATTTGTTAAGCTAAATTTTCTCAGATATTTAAAAGTCTGATTTATCTTAAACCGGGATATATAAAACAAAGAAGGGAAAATCCTAAAGAACAAATCGATGCAAGTAAAAGTTGGGTCCATTTTGTAGAATATTTTGTAGAATAATCATTTGGGGTTCAAAACCCCAAATGATTTCCATTTTTGTTATTAAGATTATGGATTTGTTGGCGGATCTAATGGTTTATTGTTATGAGCGACAATTCCTGAAATAACATAATTATCTACAGTTTCTACATCTAAAAGCGCTACTTCTAAAGGTTCTTCTTTGAAAATGATTGATTCGATAACTTTTGTTTTTCCGGTTTTATCTATTAATAACATGCTTTGCACGATATCTTTTATACATACCCATTTCAGGTTTTCACCATCTTCAGTAACTAGTAAAGGATGTTGGCCAGTAGCCTTTATCGTAGCATCTTCTGTCTTAATTTCATAATAATCTGGTTGGATGCTTGTTATTTTGTTAACTACTGTAACTTCTGCTCTAGAAGCTTCACTTAATAATCCATTCCACAACATATAATCTCCCTCAGATTCATCAATTTCGTTAGGAAAAGTCAATCCTTGCAGTTTGTCTCCAACTATAACATTTTTCAATTTTTTAGATTGGCCTGATGCCATTGTTACTAAAGATTCAACATCGAAACAAGAAGTAGTTTCTGTTGTTTCTGAAGCGTAATCAGACATATCTGATCGATTGTTAGCAGCATCTTTGGCGATTATATAATAAGTATATGTGGTATTGTATAATAAACCAGTGTCACTATAATAATTATTAGTAACTGAAGTAGGGAGTTTGTTAAAAGTTCCATTATTTACTCTCCTCCATATTTCATAATAAATAGTAGATCCACCATTATTAGTAGAGCTATCCCACTGAACCATTATTTCATTTCTGTCCTGTAAATAACATGTTACGTTTTGAGGTATAGTTGGTGCAACTATTACTGATGTAGTGATGCTTACTGTATTGCTTTGCGCTGATGTATTTCCTGCATCATCTTTTGCTACGACATAAAAGGTATATTGTGTCCCAGGATTTAATCCATAAATAGTTCGAGTAAAGACATTACCTACTGAAATTGGCGAATTAGCATTTCCGTATACGATATAATCAGTAACGCCATATTCATCACTTGATGCTGTCCAGTTTAAAGTTACCTCTGTAGAACCTATAGTGGACACACTTAGAGTTGGTGGTGTTGGCGGTGTTTTATCACTTGGACGCCCTGTGTATTCAATAAACTGAACGACTCTATATGGACTCATAAGAGGAAAAGCTTTTCCTATACCAGCTTCTTTTGTAGTAAATGTAGTTCCTGTGGTACTATTTTTTACAAAGTCACTACCACCATCAGCATTAGCTCCACCTGTTCCAAGGCCTAATCCGTGGCTATGTTTAGGCATTTCATCAACATTCAGATTTTTTGCGACATGGCCACCTTCATCTCCTAGTGTTTCAAAAGGCCATATTAAATCACCATTTTCGTTATAGTAAAAAGTTAAATTTTGATAATAATTTTTTTGACCAATTTGAACAGTTCGTATTTCTGGAGATGGATTAAATAAACCAACAGGCATTTTTCCTGAAAGAGGCACATATTCTTCCCAGCCTTCAGGAAATGGCGCTGGTTTTCCCCAAATTGCCACCATTCCGATTGGCACTGCGGTAGATTTTTGATCTTCAAGTTTAGTGATTCTATCAAGCAATGAACTTAATAAGTTATTACTTTTAATAACTTGATTAGCTGTATCTAGTACTAATAAGGAATTCTCAGTACTATCAGGAGCCTTGTAATTTTCTGTGATTGCTTTTAAATTATCTAAATATAGTTTTCCGCCAATAGAAGTATTTTGCCAGTCTGACTCATAATTTAAATTCAGAGTAGTGGAAGCCGATGTATTATCATCTACTAAAGCTCTTCCTAAATAATCTCCAGAATAAAATCTTCCTCTTCCATCACTTGAACCAAACCTGAAATCCCTTGCTCTCACATTTGCTTGCGAGTTTTGTTTGGTGTCTAATTTTGATAAGTGATAAAGGCCCAAATTCAAATCTCCTTCCATCGCTTTTGAACCATTGATTGGAAGATAAGATTGATTGATAAGATTGATGTCTGATTTAATGTTATTTACATCTCCTTCAATTGCATCAATATTAGATTGAATAGATTTTAAAATTTCATCAATTGTTTTAATATCAGTAATCGTTTCAAAATTTCCTAAATCATAATATCTGATGGTTTGCACTTCGCCATTTTCAGAAACAATAATAGTATCATCATATTTGTTGGAACTATATTCTGCCTCATAATCATAATAAGCTGTTTGAGATTCTCCAGTTCCATAGACTAAACTTGTTTCGGTACAGATACTTTTTAAGTAACTCATTTGAGTGCCAATTGCAATAGGATATAAGATTCCGACCGTATTTTCTGGTTTTACAGGATCTTGCTGGTGAATAACTGCCCAACCTTTTGCTTGGTCTGTTGCATGAGCAATTATGCAATTCTGACCGGGATTAATACTTAAATGTCTTTTTAAAGCATCATACAGCTCTGATCTATAAGCTGCTTGAAGTCTTTCTAAAGTTTCCTGCTCAAGCGGAAATCCACCAGGATTACTAAAATTTATTTGTTTCATTTTTATTAATTTAAGTGTATATTGTTTTGGTGCTATTAATTTAAACTTGACGAATAAGCGTAGCTTTCATAACTTTTACCAGCTAGTTTATAGAAGTTTAAGAGGTTATGATATTCAATGTTTGCAATTTTGATTGCTGCCGATGACGATTGAGGACTATTTCCGTTGGACTGAATAATGATATCTCCATTTAGTATTAAACTTTCGGGGATAAAGACTCTGAAGTTGGCGTAAGCGATTGTTGTGTAATCTTTTCGTTGAGCTAGATAAACTGGTTTTTTATATCCGTTTTTGTATTCATCATGTGTGTATACTTCCAGTTGAGGAATCAATAATTCGCCTTTTTTTATACCACCGCCTGGCAAATTGACATCAGGTTCGTAATATTCTTTATGTAGATATACATATTGCAAAGTAGGTTTTACAGATTCATCAATATAGATTAGCCCGTTTAATCGCTTCTGTTCTGTGCTTAAGTTAGGATCGTAATTTGTATAGGGATTGAAAGCATCATTCAAAACCTTTTCTAAATAAATTATTTGTCCTGTATGCTGCATTTTATAAAGCGTTTCTTCGTAAATCGAACGAATAGGAGCAAGTAAAACATGTAGCCATTGTGCGTGTGTGCGCTTTCTAAGGATAGGCGGAATGAGCCATAATAATAGCTTTTCCCATTTCAAAATGGTGTATTTATTCATTGTATATAAATTAGACTATTGTTTATCTCGATAAAATGTATAAGGAATATAGTTTACCTCAATCTGAAGAGTGTCCATATCAAAATAGCCTGCTCTTGGAATGAAATATTCAATTTTGGTCACATCTGGAAGTGATGGATTTGGCTGATCACTCGGATTTGTTGCGGCACCAGTTTGAACTTTTGTTAAAATTGGAATCTTAACTCCTTGTGCTTTTTGAACAGCATCAATTAAATACGTTTTAACGAAAGCTCCATTAAATTCGATGTTTTTTAAATGGTCTGTAATGGCATCTAACACAGGAAATGCATCGCTATTTGATATCAATGAACCATTCTTTGGGTCAAGCTTGTACGCGGCTAATGGCATAATAGAATTTTCGTTTGAGCCATTTAAAAGTTTTGACTGATAATATTCAATATCTTGCGGATTGATATAAATGCTCAAAGGATCAACATAAACATTCAGGCTTAATTTTAAGATGTCACCTTGATCAGAACTGATATAAACCTGATTTCCTGCATCTTTTATCTTAGCAATGTATTCCTTAAATGCAAAAAGTTCATTAGGAACATCAATTCTAGAGATTTTTTTGTCTTTTACAGTGGCAACTTTAATAAAAACAACTCCAACTTTATTATGAAAATAATCAGAGAATATTTCTTCTATTTTTGATTCAGGTTTAAGAACTGTTTCAAGATCAATTTCGCTTACAGCGCAATGTTTTATAATTTTAGATTCTTCAATCTCCGATTCGGTAAGACCTGTGGTGTCAAATTGATAGGAACCGTTTTGCCACGTAAGAGATATTCTGTTGCTCGACTCTGAATTTAAAGGAGCGCCATAATGAAAATTTAATGCTTGTTCTCTGTACCAGTTTAAAGTATGCGGTCTCGAGACCAGAGCATTTTTTTCTACTATTTTTTCATGAATCCAAATCGCAGTAGCCACTATGTTGGTCCAAAGTTTCCAAATCGCAGTTTTTGAATCTGTTAAGCCGCTTAGAGAATCGTAATTATCTTTTTCGTCCAGAATTTCTTTCTGTATTTCAGCAATTGTACGTGCCATATTTTTATTTTTAGATATAGATTAGCCTGTAAGACATATGTAATATGCTTATAATTAGGGTTTTTATGTTTTTGTTATGTATTACTACGAGACTGTAGTTTTATTTTTCAGAGCTTTACAAAAAGCAGATAGAATTGTAGAATTCAGGTAAGGTTAATTATTCAAAAGTGAATAATTTCGATAAATGAGAAGATAGTTTTTAGTAAATGATAAAATCATCTTCAATAATCATGTAGTCAATTCCAGAGAAGTTATCTAGTAGAAATTGTTCTTCTTCAGTAAGTTCGGTTGCGGGTTTTAAGTTTCGAGAAGTATAATACTCTACAATATCTTTTTTAAAAGCTTCTCTGCCAACTTTTAAATCCTCATATACCGAAATATCTTCAGTAAGATTAAATTGATCATTGTCTTCCAAAAGATCAAATACCTTTTCTATGCTTCCATACTCTTGCAAAGAGATGTCTAAAATGTTCTGATTTTGTTGTGGTCTAATAGTTCCCATCGATTTTAATGTTTTGTAAATCGTTGACATCTAATGTTTTTACATAAAAGTTGTCATACGATAATTGTTTATCTATTTCGTTTTCTAGTCTTAGTCTAGATGTCGCATCTGGACTGTTAATGTATTTTTCAATTCCTACTCCAAGTATCGGAAACTCTTTATAACTTCCTTTTTGACTTAACAGTAAATGCTCGATGTTTTGTTGATCTGCTACATTAATGGCAAAATCACCATTTCCAGAAGCATCTGTTACAATTAACAAGTCGTCATCCATGATAAAATCTTTCATATGTTGTTATTTTGTTATTATTTAAATTGATTTTTTTCTTTTGAATTTGCGCGCCATACCCAAAAGATTTCCTTTTATTTGATACTGTAAAAATACGCTATGCTTACTCTTTAAACAAGATTTTGAAGCTTAGGAATCAGTAGTTTCAGTAAGTTAAATTTAGTGTTAACTTATTTTAAATCAATTGATTGGTTGTGGTTTTGATTTGAGGGTTAATTTATTTTATCTAGTTGGAATAATCAGCCCAATAATCACATTTAAAATAATTTTGATAATGTTGTTTTTAATCGTGTTCAATTTTATTTTTGATATTCCAGCAGTTTGAAGTCCTTGTAAAGACACCAAATCCAATTGGCTTTTTAAGAGCCATTCTAACTCTTCTTCGGTCAAATCTCCAGAAGAAAAAAGAAAGAGCCAACGTTCCAATTTTATTTTAGATTTTTCTAAAAATGTATTTAAATCTTTCTCCAATTGAGGTTTAATCTCTTCGTAATTTTCGGTTATTAAGGTTTTTAATTTGCTTTGTAACTCTTTTAATAATTTGTCGTTATCCATGATTTTCTAGCTATTATTGGTTGATTAAGTCTAAAAGAGCATCTTTAGATTTTTTGTCTTTTTTAATTTCATATTGAATCAATAAATCAAAAGCATCTAAAACTTGTTTTTTTGATTCCTCAAGAAAAGCCGGAGATAGTGTTTCTTTGGTTTCCCAACGTTTAAAGAATGCCGCTAAAAGATTTTTTTCTTTATCAGTCAACATCTTCCACATTGCAAAAGTGATTTCGTTATTCGGTTTATTTTTTTCATATTCCACCAATTTTTCTATTTCAAGCAACAGCATTGTAACTTCTTTTTGATGAAGCACATAAGGACTAGTAGCTTCACTCATTAATTTTTCAGCTTCAACTTTTATTTCAGTCGTTTTTTGGTAAGAGTATTGGTCGTAAAGAGCTGTTTTTGTTGAAGAACATGAAGTAAATAGAAATGAAATGATGATTAAAAATGCTGTAAGTTTTAATTTTAAATGATTCATCGGTTTATTTGTATAAGATTACATAATTCTTTCTGTCTCGTTTGAGTTTGCTTAACACTTTCCAATCGCTATATCCCTTTTTATCAAAATGAGGAAGATCTTTGAAGGTTTTCCAGTCTCCGCCCCAATTCCAGCCATTTTTCTTAAAGATTTCTACACATTCCTGCCAGTCCGAAATTTGATCGTTGTCCCAATCTTTTGCTGTGTCCCATGAAGCCTTTTTACCGTCTATAATCAAACAGATATCTACTGCAAAACCATAATTATGAATAGATTGTCCGCCTTTGGCATTAGTTACTTTTTTTCCTGGTTTGGTTCTGCCAAAAGCATACAGATCTTCCTGTTCTTGAAAGGTTCTAAGACCTTGTGTAATGCGAACTTTTGCTCTTCCGCTCAAAGCGATATCGCATTGTTCGATAATTTTGGTAACTTCTTCTCTGACTGAGGGATGAAGCAAATCAATGTGTTTTTTTGTTGTTTGATCCATATTGTATGTATTAATGATTAAAGAATAGAAGACTTTCTCGGTTATTAAAAAACACCAAGGGAATTGATAATGAGATAAGATAAATTTGTGTTTTGAAATTATTTTGGAAACTGAAATTAGTTCCAAAATAAAATCGTGAAAGGTTCTTTTTTGAACTTGTTATTTTAGCTAAAACAGATGCTTCTAAGAACAGTGTAAAGATATGTCCAAATGATGGTTTTGAAAAACAATATAACTTTGTAAATCAGTAGTTTCAGTAGGAAAATATAAGCTTTTTATTTTGGTTTGTAGTTTTAAAATGCTATAAATTCAAAAAAAAACACCCATTTCTATGAAAGAAAAACGAGTGTTTTAATGCACTAATAACAGCTGTCAAATTAAAAATCAACTTTTGTTTTCATTCTAGAAAATTGTCAAAGTACAAAAACATTTTACTTAAAAATATTAAATTGATTATCAATAAAATTAGCGAGAAAATCAGATAGACTTTATTTTTAAAAGTTCTAAGAAATAAATAAGATAACCATCCAAAAATAATGCTAGTGATAGCATAAAGCAATTTTAGAAATCCGACAACATCTGCGTCAATTACGATGTCGTTTCCATCGTGGACAGTATAGGGATCAATAAAATAGCTGAATAGAAAGAGAAAAAGTCCAACAAAAAATAATATTCGTATTAAAATTTTCATAGTATTGGTTAATAATTGTTATTAAAGTAAAATGCAAGTTATTTTTTAAGTTGTTAAGTAAAACAGACTATGTCAAATATAAAATAATATTGAATAAGATTTTTTTAATAGTTTTAAACTTTTGAATTTTAGGAAAAAAGATGGTGGTTTAGAATAATTAATTCTGATCTCGTTAATGTATTATTAGTTCAAAGCATTATTAATTTCTTTTTGATGTTTGTAAATTGATCTTCCGTATGAAGTATCTTTCTTAATATTTTCTTTTGACAATTCTAATCCTCTATTATAGCGGCTGGCAATAATTTCTATATCTGGTTGTGTTAATTTATCTACTGGAGTATTTTTAAAATCTACATTTTTTAGCCTTTTTACGTGCATAGCAGCAATATAGATTCCAATTACAGGATCTAATAAAGACTCTTGTATGGCGTCTCTATCTGTTTTATTTATGCTTTCGTAACCTAACTCTTTGCCAGCTCTGCCTAATTGAATTGCCATGTCTCCAAAAGATGTTTTGTCTGGATGATTTGTTGTTGTTAGATTTCTATCTATGATATCTGGTCCACTCCAATCCAGCTCTCTAAGAGATCGAACTCCCTTTTTTAGCCAATCAGGTTTTCCTCCAAATTCTGTAAACGCAATACCTGCTAGTAAAAATGGTGGTATTCCATTCATTTTAGCAGCATGTTTTATTACTGCACTATAATACTTAACAAACTCTGCCTTTCTTTTAAATAAATAATCATTGTTTCCCGATTTTTTCCATTTTATTATATCGCTGTTTGTCCAGGCAACGGTGTCACGGTCGTATCTCCACAATTTAGAAAGATTATTAGTTTGAACATGTAAAGGTGTAATTGATTCTTTTGTGTCAGAATCATTAGAATATAAATTTAGTTGACTCAAATCTTTCCGATTTGTTTGAGAATTTTCAATATATTTAAGCATTTCTGCGCTATTTTTGTCGTCTTCAATCTGCTGACGCCAAATGCTCAGCATAATTTGTCTAAACCGAGCCATTTCTGAAGCACTGGTGTCTTTTAATTCTATATTATGGTTTTTAACAATCATGATGCTTGATGTTTTAAAAGAAAAGTGTTTGTTTTTTTAAAGTATTTCTACCTTAACTGGTTTAGGCTGAATATGATCTGAGAAAGCGGTTGTGATATTAAGACGTAAATCATCTTCTTGTTCGATTTTGCCATCGCCTCCCAAATAGCAGTTTTTGAACAAGACTTCTAAAGCCTTAAATTCATCCATTTTAGAAGCTTGCAAAACAGCAGCACGAATGCTCATGTCTGGTTTCTTGAAATAAGCAAAAAGAGTAGTGTCGTCGTCATCGTTAATGGTAAGCTTTACTACTTTTTTATGCTTATATTTCCATTGGTTTAATTGTGCTTGGGTGATATTTCCGTCTAGAATTTCGGTAGTTTCTGGTGTTGCTGTTTTCATGTTGAAAATCTTTTTTGTTTTAAAAAAAGAGGCTGCTCGAGCTTTATTTCAGGACGAAAATGCTCAGAGCAGCCTTCTGAAGTAAATAAGCTGTTTAAAACGGACTCCTAAAGAGCGGTTAAAATAGTTTGCTTGCAAAAATCATGTTGCTCAGAACTTCTTTTTTGCGTAACGCATGATAAAATTGGTTTTCTCTTTGGAGTCGGTTTTTAAACAATTTATAGTTTAGGTAAGTTGGTTTTTGTAATGGATTAGTTCCACTCGATGTGTGAACAGATCAAGTCGAAAGAAACAGCGATTTTAGTATCTCCTTGACTGATTCCTCTACTGTTTGAATTGAATTCGCAGTTTCTTACAGTATGTGTGATAACTTCATTGCTGTCATCTAAATAACTTACAATGATGCTGAAAGGATTAAGATCCTGCAATCTTTGTCCTTTTGGTAAAGTAGCCAAAATCGCTTCTACTTCGTAGTTATATAAAGTAAGTGAAGCTTTAGCCTCATATTTTCCTCTTCCTCTATGTACTGGCATGTCTCCAGCTCCATAATGGTTTTCTTTAGATACCGAGTCACTGTAATTTACAGCTGTAATACCCGTTACGATATTACCTGCAATGCTTACTTCAATTGATGACCAGCTGTGTTGTTGTCCGTTAATTAATGGCAATTTATTCATAGTGTAGCTTTTGTTTGTTTTTTAATAATCCCGATAACGTTCAGGGGCTATCATCTGTTTTTGTTTGCTTTTCTAAAAAAAGAGTTAGGATGATAACATTTTGTGAATTTTTATGGTCTGTGAATTTTTAAATTACGCTTTGTCGATTCCAAAAGGATTTTTAAATCCTAAATCAACCGTAATTTTGCGAGCAGTTCCAATTGGAGTAATTTCTGCTTTAATTTTTAATTCAGAAGTTGCTAAAATGTTTTGTTTTGGGTCTACATAAACATCAAAAGCAGAAACCTCTTGGTTAGCCACCATTCCTTCTAAAGCTGATCTGCATAATCCTTCAAAACTTTTTGATACAGATTGCGGTAATTTACCATCAATGTCAACTAAAACAGGAGAAGTCAATTTTGGCAATAAGGCAGTACGCAATAAACGAGTTGCTTTGTTGATTGTACGGTTGTTTTCGATATAAGCAAAGTCTGATGTATCTGCCGTACAAGTAGAGCTGTCGTTAAAATAAATACCTGCTAAACCTGTGTGTGTTCTTGCAAAAATGAATCTATTGTCATTCAGTTCTCTTAGTTGGCTAAGAGTTTTAATTTCTTCTCCACCAACAAATCCAGCTTGTGAAAAACCTTCACCAGTTAGGTTGAATTTTTCAATCCAGGCAATGTTTTCTGATACTTTTGCTTTTGAAACGGCACCTAATGCTAATCCAACTGCTGCAGAATTTGGATATTTCTCAGCTTTTTTAACATCCATAGCTACAACAACAGATACATTTGCTGATTTTCCAGCTAAAGAAGGCACGTCATTTCTGTCAAAGCCTTTTCCTTCAAGAATTACTTCAAAAGGCATGTAATCTGCAAAAGCAAGTTCTGCTTGAGTTTGCGCTACAGCAACTGCATCCTGAGTATCCTCAAAAGTGGTTGCTCCAGAATAGATAATTGCCATTTGGCGAATATTTCCATTTGCTTTTTGCTGCATATCAAAAGCTTTTCCTGCAATATCTTCATAAGAATTGGCAGCTGTTTTCATGATGTACAAATCACCAGAAGGATTTAATCTGAAAAATTGCTGAACTTGATAATAAACAGATTGACCATTTAGATCATTATCTTCTGTAATGCCAAAGTCTTTAGCATCTTCCAATGAAGCTAGGCGTTCAACCTTGTCCGCTTCAAATTCTCCAGTAGTTTCTCCATCAAAAAGTAATCCTGAAACCATGTCTTGTTCTGGAGTTCTTCTTCCTAATCCGCCAGATAGTTTGTTAATTACTACATCGTTTAATGTACTCATAATATAAAATGTTTAAATGTTTAAAATTTGTTTTTGGTTTTTGCTTGAAAAAAGGCAAAATGGGGCTGTAGCAAGTAGTTAAACTTGTTATAGTCAATGGTTTATTTTTTTTAAAATGATATTTGTAATCAGGAATCCAAAAAGGAAGAATTACTATTTTTGGACGATTTGCAAAACTGGTTTTTTATTGAACTTTACTCTTGGCCAAGAGATAAATTTGCTTTTGATATCGAGTACAAATTTAAAGTTTAATATCGTTTTTTACAATTTTTGTGATTGCTAAAACCAGTAGTTTCAGCAGGTTAAGCTTTAGCTTCTGTTGCCAATCCTTCGTTTATAATGGTATAAATAGTGCGCTCTGTTAAGAACAAAGTATCAGAAAGTTCGGCAACAACAACTTTCATTTGTTTAGCCTGATTGTTGTTAAGATAATTAATAACGTAATCTCTTCTTTTGTCTAGTAGTGTTCTGCTTCTTTTCATATGTGGTATTTATAGTAGAAGTTAATTTTGCTTAGGTTCGTTTTTGGCTTGTAATATTTTAATTTTTTATGAGATCTGGGGAATACTCATATTTTGAAGATTACGAATTAGAGTTTAAATCGATATCTCCTTGAACTTGATTTGGGTTAATTTCAATTATTCCAGAGGTTAAATCGTATCCTAATTCTTCTAAATCTTCATTGCTTAATCCGTTATTAAAAAGGATATATTTCTTTTTCAATGTATTTTCAACCAATGTTGTTTTATAAGTGATTTCCCAGATGAAGTAATCGTTTATATTCCAGTAAGTATGTTCATTGGTATATTGCTTTTCTCTTACCTTAAAGATCGAATTGCTATCTATAAGGGTATTGTTATTGCTTCTAGACAATACAGCTTTGTCAACTCTTTGTGCAATATCGAATGCATTTGCATAACTTGTTGAAGAGATCGTGTCAACAGGAAGCACGATGTATAAACAAAAAGCAACATCTGCTTTGTAATTTTTCTCAGAAGAGGTCTCCCAAGAAATATTATCGTATTTAAACATCACGATTGGTTCTTCTATTGAAGATTTAAAAATGGCATCACTATAAAGATGAACAGCTGGCGCACTAGAGGAAAACTCTGTTTCAATAGCGCTCTTTTTTTCGGTATAAAATTCTTTTAAAATCATATGTTGGATTATTTTTAAGCAAATATAAAACATATGTTTTGTTTTTACAAACATATTACATATAAATATGCAGTAATTTCAGTAATATGATTTAACTATTTGACTACTAATATGTATGATAATTCATATTTTTGTTAATTATTAAGTGCTGATAATCAGTGTATTTGAAAAATTGCCTATAAAATTGTGATTATTAGCCATATATTGTGTAGTTTTGCAACATATACTTGAAGTTTTGCTTTAAGTAAAACATATTACATAAAACCACAAACGATTTGCAACATGGAAATACATGATAAAATAAAACGTATTATAGATGAAATGAAGTTGAATAATAACTCATTTGCAAAATTAATAGGAGTTACCAGTACAACTATAGATAGTATTACGATTGGAAGATTACAAGCCGATGGAGAAAGAAAAAGAACCAAGCCAGGTTTTGATCTGCTCCAAAGTATTATTACACATTGTCATGTAAACCCTGAATATTTTTTTGGAGACAGCGAAGATATTTTTGCGAGCAAATCTAGTAATGCGGTTAGTTTGCATGTGCCGAAAATTATAACAGTAAATGAAGAGGGCGACGAAAATATCAATTTTGTGGGAGTAAAGGCTCGAGCAGGATATTTAGACGGATATGCGGATCCTGAATATATGGAAAGTCTTCCTTCTTTTAGCATGCCGATGCTTAAAAACGGCACTTACAGATGTTTTGAAATTAAAGGAAATTCGATGTCTACCACAATACATGATGGAGATTATCTTTTTGGAAAATATGTGGATAATTTTGATGATATCCTAGACGGAAGAATTTATGTAATTGTGAGTAAGAATGATGGAGTAGTAGTAAAAAGGGTTTTGAATAGAATTAGAGAAAGCGGAAAATTGATATTAAAATCCGATAACCGAGACGGAAATTATCCAATGTATTCTATTTATGCCGAGGATATTCTGGAAGTTTGGTATGCAAGTATGTACGCATCTAGACAAATGCCCGATCCAATTAATATTTATGAAAAGCTGCATGCACTAGAAAGTAAATATTTTGAATTGGAGGAAACGCTGAAAAAGAAACTGAATTAATATCATTTTCTAAAAAGTTTTGAAATAAAAAATGCCTCTTGTAATTTTTTACAAGAGGCATTTTAATTTTAGATTACATGGATTTAAGAAATGTATCCTGTTCCAGTTCCTGTTTGTGCCGATGCTGAACCTGTTGTGGCTACCGTTGTAGTTACAAGCCCTGTTTTGACAAACGTATCAATGGCAGTTGCTAATTTTTTTGCGGTAGTTTTTCTGGCATTTTTTGTTTTATTAGCATTATCATCTCCGTTATCGACATCAACACTTATTTTTGAGTTTTCTTCTAATGCTTCTAATATTGCTTCTTCCAATGCTGATATTTGTAGTCCCATTTTTATTTTTTTAATAAATTATTTAATTTAGATTTTATTGCAAGTAGATTTGCAACATTTGGACCTACGCCTTGCACGACGACAATCTTTGATACTTCTGTTATGAAATTTTCTAATTCAAGTAATAGATTGTTTCCATTCGCATCAATTTTAAATTTCTCATCCATTTCAAAAGTTAATTTGTCTTTTACTATTGAAACTTTTTTGTCTGTAATCGTGGCTTCAAAACCATCTTTGATGCTTACTTTTACTTCTTTGTCTTTAAAATTGAAAATAGTATTTCCTTCGTTAATGCTGATTTTTTGCTCATCGATGCTAAAACTGCTTTTAGAAATTTCTTTTCCATTTTCATCATAAAATGAAGCACTTATATTTGCCGATTCGTTGCTGTTAAATTCTAGTTGAGCAATATTTTTATAGGAAGGCGTTGAAACAGCAGAAGAATCATTACTATTTTTTTCTTTAAATAGCATTTTAAATTTATCTACATCAGTATCAATTTCCAGATATTGATTTTGTTCATTTTTAAAGCGGATAAAAGTACGTTCAACCTCAGATAATTGCGAAATAAATGCTCTAGTTTCAACTCCATCAATAATAGTAGCCAAAACCCAACTGTCTTTTTTAGGAACAGAAATAATTCCTTGTTCCAAATCTTGAATTGAAGCTTTTAATCGTACATTTTTAATAATTGCCCCATCAGCGCGCATTACATTTACGGTATAAGCATCTTCGGGATCATGGAGCGAAGTTTTTTCGGTATTGATTTCGATGACTTTTGCTGCAAAGGTTTCAATGATTCGATTTTTGCTGGCGACATCTTTTATTAGGTTTGTTATATTCCCCATTTTTTTCTTTTTAAATTTCTACTCTTCTTCCAATATAAATTCTCTGTCTGTATCCATTTTCGCCATAACTTCGTTCTACTTTCTCTACCTGAAAAGTTCCATTTTTTTCCTTATCCTTTGCATTTTCAAGTATTACTTTGTCGGTTGGCCTTACAAATGGTTCTCCAAAAGTGAGAAAAGAACCTTCAAATCCACTTGGCTTACATTCCATGGCTCTTAAAGCGCCATATTGGTACAGTTCTGAGGCAGTTTTTGTCACTGCATTTTTGAAAGCTTCGGGATTATTTGGCAAATCTTCACTATCATCATGTAAAACATGCGTTTTGATTAATTGACCATTCGGATCTCCTAATTCAACATAAACGGGAGTATTAGAGTTCTTAAAATACTTTTCAATTCTAATGCGTGTGTTCTTTGTTGACTCTTTTACAACAATTAGTTTGTCTTCTATAATGTTATATCGAAATCTAAAATGAACCTGTCCTAAAAAACGGTCAGAAACAGATTTACTTAATTTATTAAGCTGAGAACCTAAAAGACTTAAACCTTGAGTTATTAGTTTTTTGACCAATGTTCCTGCGAGCGGACTTTTAATGAAATTTCTATCTATAAAACTACCTAGTTCGCTTACAGTATGCTGCTGCGGGTTATTGGTAATGGTTAATACCGGACCAACTTCTTCGGTTTTAAAATACGTATAGATTCCTTTGTCTTTTAGCATTTCAAAAACTTGTGCCAAACTGTGGCTTCGATTGATCATTATGTTTCCTAATTCCTCGTCAAGAGCATTTATTTTAAAAGGAAATTTTAACTCTTTTATTCTTTTTTCAAAAAATGTTTTAGGATTAAAACTGTCAACATTTGTGGTCGGATTTGTAGCGACGGCATTTAGAGTGTCTTTTGAATTTTGAACGTCATCATCTTTTACGGCTTTTACTTTTTTGAAGGCATACATTGCATCTTCACAAGAAATAGTTGCAGTTATATCAGATTGAACTCCTGTGATATAACCTCTAAAAGCGGGTTTGTAATCTCCATCATAACCTAAAAATATCTCGATGTAATTTTCTATTTTAAAGAAATCATGGATCGTTTTTTCTTCTCCATTTGCGTTTTTAAATAAGCTTTGATCAAATCCTTTCGTATCAGTATATACTTTTTTGGGCATCACAATAGTTGCTGTATCGGTCAACGATTTATATGAACTGTTTATTTCTACATTTTTTACATAAGTAAATTCATAAAATTTAGGAGTAGGTATAAGGCTTACTGTTTCGTATACTTTAATTTTAGCATTTAGTTTAAGCATTGTCTCTAATTATTAGTTCTACAGTTTCATCTGATGTGGCGCTGGCCGTAAACTTTTGGATGTTTTTTGTTCCAGAAATCGAAGGTATTGAATAGGAATCGATAACGAGTTCATAAATTCTAAATCGATTCAGAATGGCATGGGTAACTCTTAAAGAATAAGGCGCATTTAAGAATTGTTTCAATAAAAAAAGCTTTTCTTTTGGATATTCATCTCCAGTTTCATTAGCAATTAACCCTTCTATGGAAATGCTAAAATCGCCATTTGTAATATGTTCTTTGATTGTTGAATCTCTTCCTTCGATTCCTTCTTTTTTGATAATTTTTGAACGATTGATATTTACCGTAACCGCATCTATTCGTAAACTCGGTAAATTAAGATCATTTTTTACAAGAGGTTCAAAAACTAAAGGAGCAAAAACTCTAAGATTAAATTCGCCCCCAGTTTTATCTATAATAAAATCTTTTGATTCAGATTCGTTATAGTTTAGGCCACTATATTCAATGTCTTTATTTTCTAAAATTTCATTTACATTAAAATTGAATTTCATAATAATTTATTTTTTGTTTTTAATTTGAAAATGTTTGTGCAAAAGCTGTCATAAGTGTGTTTTCCATTCTTTTCTCATTATGCTTTTGTAGCCAGAGGGCTTCTTCCAAAAGTTTGTAAAACTCATCCATAGGTAATTGGTAAGGATCTACGTGAAAAGCGTATCTAATAAGTGCAGCCGATTTTTTGAATTCGTCTTTTTGTGGTGTTGCATCTATAATGAATTCACTGTCTTTTTTGATTATTTCGACGATTGAGTTTCCTGAAGAAAGCATGAACTCGTCATTATAATTTTCTTTCTCAAGTAAACATTCTTTAAATAAAAATAGAATCGCTTCATGTGGATTGTCTTTGTAAATATTTTGATAATTTAGAAATGTATTGAAAGAAGGTTTTTTGCAGTAAACTGTAACCAATTGATCATCAGAAGTGATTTTAAGCAAAGAGCCGTGTTTTTCTTTTAGGTTTTGAATTGTTATTTCGTCAAGCATTTTTTTATGTTTTTGATTAAGAATTAAATATTGCTGTCTCTGAATTCTTTTTTGACGGCTTCTTCCAGGCTTTCGTTTTTTGGAGAAACGTTTAATGGAGTGATTGTAAACTGTTCGATAAAAATGTTTCCTTCAGAAGTCTGAGCCAAAGGATTTTTAAAATTGCTCATGTCTGGTGCAGGAGGTGTTTCTCCTAAATCTTTTGGTGTAAAATCCATGATTAGTGATTGTTTAATTGTTAATATGAATAGTTGAGTTAAGGGTATAGTTGAGGTATCTGCTTTCTAAAATGTTTTGAATGCAGAAGTTTTTTTATGCTGTTTAAGTAAACTAATAGCCGGAATTAGAGTATGTAAAAATAAGACTTAAGGAGGCGAAAAACGAAAAATAAGAAGCTCGTTTTCAGTAGTTTCAGTAAGAAAAAAGTAAGCTGAGTTATGAATTTTCAGAGATTCATTTCAATAAGTAATTGTTTTTATTCTTTAGGAATATAAAAAACCAGAATTAAAGATTTTTAATCTTATGATTCTGGTTTTGGATTATATCAAATAGATTTTTAATGTTTGGTTTTTATTCTCATTAAGGTTTCCCATTTTCCAAACCAATTGCTTTGTAAATCAGTTTCTCTATAAGTGCCATTATCGCTGTATTCTACTAATTTGTAAGATGATTCGAAGGCATCAAATTGATTTGTTAAACTACCTCCTAAATATAATCTTGGCCTTAAAATAGCAGGTGATTCCCCTGCAGTAACATTCATGGTGAGTTGAAATAATAAAGATGGATTTTCAGATAATATACTATTTACAGTATTTGAATTCATTATCATAAATTCAGCCAATTTCAAACCGCTTTCTCTACGAGCAACTGAATTGTATGGAGAGGGTAGTGCGCCTTGAAAAATTGGATCTAAGTAACTATAATCTGGTGTAAGATATCGGACTGTATTTTCAATTATACCATTTCGATTCTCAATATTGTTATAAAATAGATTAGTGCCATTATAACTATTTATATCCGATAAGGTTATATTTTCTATAATTGCTTCTGTAAGTGGTTTGAAACTGCTTATCAAATTCGTATCTCCACCATAATAAGTTGCTTCTGCCAGGAAATTTCCTTCGCAATAACCAATTACACTGTCGCCAATTTCTAATTTATCTGTTGTATTGGGGTCAACTTTAAAAATTAGAAATTCTCCCGATGGAATAATCTTTTGGCTATTTTTTAGTTGGTCAATATCCTCAATATCTTCTTCAGGAATTTTGTCATATTTATGCCGAAAAGAATCCCAAGTATCCCAAAACTGAGTTTGCGTTGGTTTTAAACCCGTTCTAAACCAGTTTTTGATTGTTTTTAATGCTTGTATTGCCATGTATTATAGGTTGATTTAGTTATAGATTTTTATCTATTTCAGTGTTGTGTTTTTATTCGTTTTAAGTTTCTTGCTAATATTTTATCATTAACAATCCAGTTGGTGTGCGATAGACATCGCCCGCTACCAGTGCTCCTGCTGTAGCTGCAGCATTATCAGCATAAACGGGAACATTTGATATGTTTAGTTTATTTTGCAATACTGTTTTACCTGAAGAATCAATTACGATTCTTTTATTTTGCTGTCCATCAGCTATAATAACCGTATTGTTCATTACTCCTTGATTTGGGTTAAGATTACCAATAACCACATTGTAACTACTGCTTGTTCTAAATGGACTTGCAGCCATACCGACAAAAATATTACCATTTCCTGTGGTTAATCCTCTGGCAGAATTAGTCCCTAAAATTAAATTTCCTGTGCCTGTTGTTAGCTCTATGCCAGCGCTTGAGCCAAATGCGGTATTATTTCCAGTTAAAGAAGAAGATAGCGCTCCTTGCCCAAAAACAGTATTGTCTCCAGTTCCATCCCATGAAGCCAAGGCACTTGCTCCGAAAACGGTATTGTAAAAAGCATTTCTAGCTGAAGAGAAAGCATTCCAGCCATATACTGTATTATGTTTGGCATAATCCTGGTCTGAACCAAGTTTAAAAGCGTCTTTGCCAAAAATAGTGTTAGTGAAGGCGAATGTACCTCCATGAGCAGTTACATAATTATCATTAATAATTAAATTTGATAAGTATGGTCGTACACCGTTTGCTTTTGTTATTTGTTTATAGGAAGATCCATCCCATAAGAAGAATTTGCTTCCAAAGGCAGTAGTAATGTACATTACAGAAGGATCTCCTGTGGCTGGTAAATCTTCAGGATAATTTAAAGTTATAATGTCTTTAAAATAAGCAGGTTTGTTTAAAATTTGTTCGGCACCACTTGTAGCATTCCAGTCAGCATTTGCTTGAGTGCTTTCATTCTCGATAACTAAATTGCCTGATCCTAGTATTGATGAACCATTAATTGTTTTAATGTTAATCCCTGAATCAAGATTTTCTTGCTTATTGTTTATCTGACTTTGTAAATCAGGAAATAAATTGTTTATATATTTTACTTCATTATCAAAGCCACGAACTAAAATTCCATCTGTTGGTTCGCCTTTATTAACTGTATTTATTTTTAAAGGTTTATTAACTATTTGAGTCCCTGTTAATGATCCTTCATCTTTTTTTAGTGTTGTGTTTTCTTTCATTTTTTTGCTTTTTTAATTAATAATGTATTTTATAATATTTCCTCAAAAAAACACTCAGGATTATTAGAAATCTATATCTTCAATAATTCTGAGTGCTTCATTAAGTGATTTAAAAGTTTTAAAATGCTTAAAGTTTTTTTAAGATTTTTTCTTTATGAAACTATAAATTCCTCCGAATCTTCAAAGTCACCAAGAGTGTCTGTTAATTTCATAATTGTACCAGAAGGTAAGTCAAGCCAATACACATATAATTTAGGATAATAACCTGTCGGCCATGAAGTAGAAAACTCAAGTTCTCCAGGTCTTTTATACTTAATAGCAATTCCATTGTAAGCACCGCAGGTATAAGATCTTAAAAGTATTTCGTCATGAAGTTCGTAAGTGATAGAATTAGTATCAAATGATATGATTTTTCCAACTAGATTATTAGGCTTAGTAAAACTGCTCATCAAACTTGTATCTCCACCGTAATAGGTTGCTTCTGCAAGGAAATTTCCTTCGCAATAGCCAATTACACTATCACCGATTTCTAATTCGTCAGCTGTATTAGGAGCAACTTTAAAAATTAAAAACTCTCCGGATGGAATAATTTTTTGCCCTGTTATTTGATCAATATTTTCAATATCTTCTAAAGGGATCTTATCATCTTTATGTCTAAATGAATCCCATGTATCCCA